AGAGAACACCATAAGTATTAAATCCTGCTGAGTTATTGAAAGAGAATCCATATTCACTATCAATATCTGTTCCTACTACTGTATATCTATTCTTTATCCATTCATAGATAGACGCTTCCGCCTCTGCATTGCTTCCTGATGGGATAACTTCTACTAATACTTTACCCGCAGTATAGAAGTTACCAGTGTTAATTTGCGTTACTTCTGTAATTTGACCACTCGCAGATACAGTAGCAACGTAATCCGCAAATCTACCTCTTCCTAATCTATCAGTAATTCTAATCGTTGGTGGTGCAGAATAATATTCACCAGGATCAGTAATCACAATACTCGTGATTTTTCCTAAAGTAACAACTGGAGTTAAAACTGCGTTTCTACCAGAAATAATTTCTACTTGTGGAGTTGTAGTGTAATTTCCTTCGTCTATGATATTAACAGATTCAACAACGTTACCAGAAAGATTTGCAGATGCTTTGTATGGTGTATTATTGATTAATACGAATGGTGGTCTAGCATATCCAGATCCTTGATTCGTAACTTCGATTCTAGTTAGTTTTCCAAAAAGAACACCTTCTTCATGCTTGTAACTATAAGCAATAGAACCATCTATAAAAATACCTACATCTTTTCTAGGAGTAGCATATATTTCTGTAGTCGTTTCTGCTTTCTTGCGAATAGTTCTCAATAGTGCTTGATCAATTGGAGTTTTGTCTGCACTAATAGTTTGATTGAAAAAGATCTTTCTTCCTAATGGGAATCCACTGCAACAAATGTAATAGTTTTCTTTATCTTCAAAGAATGCACTAATACCAGGAATAGTGTCTACGTTAGCAGCAATTGTTCTAGGATCATCACTTTGAATCGTTGACGATGATGTTGGGAGCATCCATCTAATAGTATTATTAGATTTTTTAACGATAGGATCTACCGTATCAAATCCAGACTTTTCAACAGTAATAATTTCACCTTCGACACCATATGGGATTGCTCCCTGTGGTTGTAAGTTGTAAGTAACTCCTAGAGGGAGCAACTTTACATTACCAGAATCAATTGTGATATTACTATACAGTTTTGCTCCAGATGCATGTGTAGTTGATAAAGATCTAGACTTAATAACAAAATGTCTTATAGTCTTAGAAGAATATTCAATTCTTTCTCCATTAATATAAATGAGTCCTTCTTTGTCCCACCCAAAAGTTGAATCAACCTCGATCTTATCCCCTACAGTATCCGATGATTGGAGATCTTTTGTTAGGAATGTTTTGTTTGCTATTTGAAATACGTTATTGACCGAATTTTCAGCAAGAATGATGTCCCACATTTGGACATCATCTACAATCTGCTCTTTCAAAGCATTATCAACAACAGCAGATGCGTATGAAGTACCAGACTGGGTAACTCTTTTTCCAATTAACGTTTCTGGATTTCCACTTAAAGCAATAACTCTTAATGAGTAAACTCTAGACCAGTCAGACTCTGATGCTTTTAAGGTGGTCTCTTTTGGAAAGAATACATCAGTATCATCACTACTGATGAGGCAATTAAAGATAAACTGAATGGAACGCTTGGTTCCTTTTGATTTGTAGAATGAAGAGATGTTCTTAATTAGAGTTCTCTTATCGATCTCACCTCTCAGATACTTTTCTGGGATACCAGCGAGATACTCAGACTCAAAACTCTTAATTAGAGCATACAAAAATAAATTACTAATGTTCTCAACAACTGTATCATCAGCATGGGATGCTGCAGTAGTTGAAACAAACTTACTGTTAGAATACAGGTCACCTAACGTGGTGTTACCACTTACACCTCTGGTGACTGATTGGAATGATGTTGCAGTTTTTGATGCATAGAATACAATCTCATCGCCCAATTTAATGAGACCTTGTTTTGGGAATCCTTCGGTGCTGTCTACAGTAACAGTAGTCTCTGAGATCCCAGTGATACCAACAGTTTTTGTAGACTCTGTTAGAACTTCTTTATCATAAAAATTGATATCACGATATTTGGTGAGGTTTAAAATAATGTCCAGAACTCCACCACTCAGTTCTTGCTGAGCATAATAAGACTTCAAGAACTTACCAAAAAGTTCATAGTCTTCTAAAATAAAACTAGGTAGCTGACTTTCAATCAGCGATGAAATATTTCTAGTCTTTAAGTTCATTCTGGAACCGCACTAAAATTGGATTTTGAGATATCAACGTCTAGATAAACTTCACGAACAGCATTTACGTCTCTCGACGCAGGATCTACGCGAACTTCAATCTTATTATCCGAAAAACTACCTTGAATGATGGTCAAATTATATAATTTAATTTCGCCTTTGGAGTAGTTAATATCTCCAATTGCTTTCTTCACATAAATCTTCTCGCCAGTCAGGGCATTCAGTCTATATAGGTCAATTTTACCCAGGGTATCGTCTTCCAAATAGACTGTGTAGGAAGGATATTCACTGACTACAAACCCAGTAGATTTCATGACTGGTTCGTCACAAGAATCCTTAAATGTGTTTAGATAACACAACTCGTAATAGAAAGTAGAATTAAGGGTAGGATAGAAATCTTTTCTTAGTGTTACTTCAGTTACGTTTGATGTAATAGCACGATCTGCACCATCAATTACAGATGCAAATTTACTATGACGGAATCTACCATTAAACTTCTCTGTTTCTGCTGATGATAGATAATCTTCAACTGCAGTTGTTGCTCTACCTGCAATTTCTTTCTTTGATAATGTTGTTAACGACTTTTTATAACTAACCTTTGAGTTTAGTTCAACATATATTATTGACGGATCAATAATATCAACAGTCACTGATGCGATAGCATAATCCTTAAGTTTTGTTTTGATCTCGTTCTTAGTATAAGACGATAGAGCAATTGCATCTTGTGGTTTCACTGCGACCTTGACTTTACCAAACTCGGGGGGATCGTCCTCTTCACCACCAAAAGTAATGATGTCTGAGATCGCTGGGTAAACCTTTCTTACAATTGACTCGTAGTCTGCTGCTGTAACCGCTCTGTCTTGCGATGCAAATGCCCTAGGAGCAGACTTTTTAATAGATGCTACAGACTCTGGGTCAGCACCGCCTGCAGCGGCATCTACGGTTGATATAGACGTTGTGTACGAGAAGTTCGCACTACCTGTTTTTGGAGTAATAATACCTGAGAATGAAAACGTCTTAGCGCCATTTGTAGCAGCTGCTGACGTTACCAGATATGAAACCTCAATGAAGTTACCATTAGTAAGTTTCTTACCATATACTCCATCACCAAAAAAGACCTCATACTGCTCATCTTCAATCTCCTCAACAAAGAAGACTTGAGATGAACCGTTGAGATCTAGAATGTTATCTGCTGCGTTGTATGTGACGTAGGTGGTGTCGTTCTCTTGTGGGTATACTCTTACACGAATTGATGATGTATCTAATCCACTATTTTGTAAAATGAATCTTTGGTTCTTAAGTCCTGTGTTGATCGTAAACGACTGTGTGATTAATGTTCCTTCATAGACATCAATATCACCAAAGTCAGCAATACCACCGTTTAGAGGTGACTCCTGGTCATCGATAGTGACGAATTGATAGAGGGTATCGTCAAAGTTAGTTAGAAATCCAGTTCCTTTCTTTAATTTCACACCATCAGGTGCTGTTCCTGATCCAGTGTAGTTAACTTGAAAGTTGACTGTTGCTTTTGGTGCAGTTGAGGATCTAGGACGATATCCAATTTGCTTTGCTAGGGAGATAACGTTATCTCTTAACGTAGCAGAATCTAAGAACAGTTCATTCACCACCATGTTAGTGTTGAATGCTGTATAGTACGTGTTATATGCTAACACATCTAATAATGTAGATATTGCAGATCCTTGGAAATCATAGTCAGTGAAATCCGAGTTCCCCCTCATGTAATCAATCAGGGACGTTTTAATGTCTGCAAAGTCTAAATTTGCTACTTGAGTATAAGGCATTATCGAGTACGGTTGAGAAAGAACTCAATGGAACGTGGTGGGATATCGGAACGTCCTTGAATCACAAATTCCAAAATAACTTCAAACCCATTGTTAGCAAAATCTGGTTCTACTAACAGCTGAGTAATTATAATTCTTGGCTCATACCTGCTTAATGCACCCCTGATTTCATCAGAGATTGAACTGGATGTCGCTAAGTCTAATGGTTCAAACAAGTAAGATCTAACGTTAGATCCATACTGATCATCATATAGACGTTCTCCTTTATTCGTCAAAATAATGTTTTGCACTGCCTGTTTTACAGCAGCATCATCTTTCTTCAGAAGAAGGTCATCTGTAACCTTATTTCTTCCAAAAGATAATGATAAATCCTTAAATGGGTTTACTGTAGGCACTACACACTATATGACCGTCTTTTTATTTAGTCACTCAGTCCAACGCTCTATAAAATCGTCATATCCACCAGCACTGCTGCGACGTTCTTCAGGCATTGGATAGAGTTCTTCTTTTTTCTTTGATCTACGTTGACGTGCTGCTTGATCTAGATACCGATCAGAGTCAGTCTCAGTAATTAAAGTCTTTCCCTCATCGATGAAGTTTTGACCTTTATCAACTCTGCTGTTGCCCATTTTCTTTCTCCTGTTGTGTTTCCCAGAAATATTCATCAGTGTCTCCTAAACGTCCCCAACCCTCAGTATTCTCAACTTGGTATTTTATGGTAGATACCTTGAAATCTGGAGTTAAAGGTACTTCAGGCGTGATAGAGAGGTCATATAGACGCATCCTGTTATTAGGATATAATCCAAACTGACCATTCTCTAATTCTATACAGTTGTGAGACTTGTGCTCTGCAGGAGTTTCACTTACGTTGTTATCTATAACATCGATGTTTGCATGGTAGTTATCCAATGTTAACAGATATTGACCTTTCATGTATCCAAAGTTACGAGTTCTAACTTCGGCAGTCATGCTCGACACAAATCCCTTATTCATGCATACGACGCCATAGTCCATGCAATTCCAAAATTGCAGATTCTCCAGTCCCATATCAATTGTCGGAGTTTTCGGCGTTCGGAGAAACGCACTAATTGGTAACTTATCATACATTGCCCCGTATTGTGGGAGATAAGTCTCAAAATAAAAAGCACGCCCTGGTATCGATTTTGCCGATACCCAGACGCCCTCAACAAATTCTCCATGCCCACTTTGATGATCAGTAAGATATTCCTTACGAACCCATACTTTCTCGGCAGGGAGATTACAAATTAGATTCATTCTTCAAATTCTACTGACTCTGCTGTTTCAATGCCGTCTTTAATACCTGCTGCCTGCAATTCTTCTTTAGAAAGCGTACCATCACCATCAGTATCAGCGTCACTACGATACTGCAGTGTGGATGGGCGTCCTACAATATAATTGAATTCAGTCATCGTCCTTGTCCTCTGTAGCGTTTTTTTGCTTTGTTGCGACTAGTCGCACTATATTTAGTATTTCTACCACTTCCTTGGCGACTCATCTTCTCCTTGGGTTCAATTGTATCTGATCCAGTCAGTGAAGGGCGTTTTGCCATGTCTGATTACCTCAATGTACTTTGTTATTATATCATATCACGTTGACTTTTGGGTTTGCCGACAACGCAGTGATCATGATTCCTGTAGTCGGTGCTAGCAAGTCTCCAGGACAACAGGGGCGTCTCCCATTTATTCTCACCTTTGCTGTCGTGCTAATCGCAACACGAGGAGTGGTACAGGGATTGCCTCCTGGTGTTGTTCCTGGTGCTGGTGTTAATACATCACCCTCTAAGATCGGAAACAATCCTCCTACAGTCACAGTACGTGGGGTCACGGGTCCAATTACGCATGGGGGCGTATTACAGATACCTGTACCACCACTATCGACTGCTCCGTTAAATCCTGCTACTTTTCCAGGCATCTTAGTCTCTCCTCGATGGTATCCAAATATTCGACGACATTCATATGCTCATTCGCCCCTGGTGGGCGGTACATCAGTTTCATCGCTTTCAATTGCATTATCTCGATCTCCAGCTGGGCGATCTTGCGATTTTGTTGAACGATAACTTGAAGCAGCTGCCGCGTCGAAGTAGTTGCAGAATGCTTCAAAATTGTTGAGAGCGTCGGCGTAGCTCCAGGTTTTTGGGTCATTTTTTTCCACGGGAATTTTTTTATATACGAAGGTTTTATAAAAAGACTTTGCAATAATATTTATCGGTCGTCTAGATACTT